TCTGTTTCGATTGCAACGGCGGCCATCCGCATTATCCGCCGCCGGTCCGGATTGATTATCCTGACAGCATGGATTATCTCGATTGGATAGAGGGAAAGTGCCTGGACATGGGACGGATGCCAGATTGAAATTTACAGAGGATGCCGTAAAAAACGGCTCTTCTGCTCCGGTCTCTGGTTCCGTCCGGAGATCGGAGCAGAGGAAAGTCTTTCCTCAGATTTTACACAGGAGGTTGTAAAAAATGTGCGTTATCGCAGCAAGCCCGGCAGGATGCCGCCAGCCCACGGACGCAGAATTGCGCGCCATGTGGGACGCCAATCCGCACGGGGCCGGGTACATGGTCGCCCGTAATGGGAAAGTTGAAATCCATAAAGGTTTTATGACGTTTCTGGACTTTGCGCTTTCTGTTGTTCAGGAGTGCTTCACGGATGCCGATCCTGTTGTGTATCACTTCCGGATCAGCACGCAAGCCGGAATTAACCCGGAAATGACGCATCCGTTCCCGCTGACAGCGAATAAGGGACTACATCAAAAGCTCGATCTGACGTGCCCTGTCGGAATCGCTCACAATGGGATTATCTCGCTGACTTCTGACCGATCAGAGCGGACATATTCTGATACTTCTCTGTTCATCGCTCAGTATATGACGAAGATCATCAAGCGGAGAAAAGACCTGGACGATGCAGACAAACTCGAAATGATTTACTTGCTTGCTCAATCAAAGTTCTGCTTTCTGGCCGGTGACGGTGCAATCCGGACTGTTGGACGGTTCACGGAAAAAGACGGAATCCTGCTGTCAAACGAAAACCACCTGCACGCATGGTCAACAATCGGGAATTATTACACCCGATAATGTAAAAAGGAGGAATCGAAATTGCGTAAATTCATGGTTTATCTCGATGCAGACGATATCTGCATGAAGGTTGCCGTGCCGGCAAAAGACGAAGCTGATGCACGGGAATACGTCCACGGAAACGGCGATATCGTTTCAGTAAAGGACGTTTCAGACGAATACCGAATCCGCGCGGACAAGGTATCTTCTGCCCTGGAAAAAGACGGTTTCAATCGAAAGGAAATTGACTTCATTATCCGCACACTGACCCGAACCAATATTGCAGATTAAAGGAGGAAATGAAAATGAATACCATGTGCAAAGACTGCGCCCGTTTGAATAACGGATGCGAAGGATGCGAAAAGGACTTCTGGACAGGATGCCTTCTCAAAATCAAAAACGACGCCGTAGATCTGCCAATCATCGAAGCATACTTTACCGGCTACACAGTGCCGGAGAACATCAAACGAATCGCATCAAACATTGTCCGCAGGTTTGTAATCAGCGGTTCCGCTGATGGAATGTACATCGCAAACACAATCGGCCACATTGGTGGCTGCGGTGACGGATGCGGAAATTTTACATCAGGTAACGTAAAAAACTATGACAAGATCGCTTCCGCACTGATCAACGCTTACGGATGCAACATTGAAAAATACGAACAGAACGAACTGGAATTGATGATCAGGACAGGAAGGATATACATGACAGCTGCCGTCAAGGGGCTGAAAGACCGCATAAACCGGTGCCGCGCAGAGCGTGCCAAACCAGAAACGGACGGATGGCGAAAGGATTATCTGGCGCGCTGTATCCGCAACGCAGACGATGCAGCAGATGAGATTCGCGGATGGCTTCCGGATGGACATAAACCGGATTACTACAAGCCCGGATATATCAATTCGAACGTATAACAACGTTTCAATCGGGGCCGGACTTCTGCCCGGTTCCCGTCATGAGCGGCCCGTTTCAATCCGGACCGTTCATAACGGGAAACATCCCGGAATATTACAAAGGAGGCTGTAAAAATGAATCGGTTGTATTCGTTCCACATTCAGTTCACGGACGGTTCCAATCCGTACTACCATTTCCCGTGCAATTACAGCAAGCACACTTACGCAATCCGGAAATGGCGCAGGCTGTACGACTTGAAGGTATTAAACCGGACGCCTGATCACGTTAATTTCCTCGCAACCTACCGCGTCAATACGCCGCAAATCAATCTATTCCGCTAAGGAGGCCTGATCCATGCTCCACCTATTCACTCCCGCTCCTGAACGTCACAGGACGCCCGGAGGCCGTATTTCTGCCCTCTATGACGATATGGCAAAACAAACACATCTGCTCATAGCGGGCCGGACCGGTTCCGGTAAATCCGTTGTGGTAAACGGTATTATCCACAGTCAGCTTTGCCAGCACGCTTCCGGCACAACGCAACTCATCCTGATCGACCCGAAACGGGTTGAGCTTGTCCAATGGAAACACACTCCGCATTGCCTGTATTACGCCTCCGAACCGGCCGAACGGGTACAGGCCCTCCGTCTGGCGCTGGAAGAGATCGAATCACGATATAGGATTATGCAGCAGACCGGACAGAGACGATACAACGGGAGCAAAATCTATGTTGTAATAGACGAACTGGCCGACCTGCTCACGACTCAGAAAAGCGCGGTTCTGCCCCTTCTGCAAAGGATCGCGCAAATCGGCCGGGCCGCGTCAGTCATGCTCATAGCGTGCACACAATGCCCTACCGCGCAAGTATTATCAACGCAACTTCGGTGCAACTTTGACGCCATTCTGGGCCTCCGTACCCGCTCCGCTCAGGACAGCCGGAACATTATCGGCCAGCGCGGGTGTGAGGACCTTCCGCAGTACGGCAAAGGGTATTACATCACGCCACAGGGCGAGCAGGTTGTAGACCTGCCGATGATCCCGGATAGCGATATTGACAGCCTTGTGGCATATTGGAGCAATCGAAAAAACTATGTAGCATAAGGAGGATAAATCAATGAAAACCTATCAGGAAATGAAAGAACAGATCCGCGACAAGGCAATCGAATGGCAAGCACAATTCGCGGAGGGTGTCCAACTGTACTGGTCCGACATTCTCGAAGCGGGCGAGTATTTCTACCGTATGGGAAAGCGTTACGGCCTTCTGCGCGAGTTCCGGGAAAACGGCATTTTCTGATCGTTTCAATCCCGCACCGCTCCGCTCGGAGCGGTCTTTTTTTATACCCTTCTTTCCGTCCGTTCCTCCGCGTTTCTGACCGTTTCAATCCGCCGCAGCGTGTTTCAATCCAGCCCGTGCAAATCGGCCCGTTTCTGCCCGTTCTGCGGCGAATTGAGCGGTGTACGTCTGCACGGTCCGGAGCCGTTCCAATAGAAAAAGCAACCTGCCTGCGTATAATAATAATATATTTATCTATATAGTACATTATGTACACTACAGACAGATATATCATATTACGCCGCGCATAGGTTGCTCCATTATGTTCTGCGCTATTCCAGCGTGCTTGTGTCAATCCGTTTCGTCCGGTTCCGGAAGGGCCTCTATAATGCGTTTCCGGGCTGCTTCTTCGTCCAGGTTCTGCAGCGGGTTGTTCGGAGTGAGAATCACTTGCGTCTGGTCCGTCATTCCGAAAAAATTCTTAGCGCGGAAGATGTAGGTCACTTGCGGGATTTTTCCAGAACTTACCAATTCAGCGTCAATTGCAGCCAATATTTCCTTCGCTCTTTTTATCATGTCCGCACGGCGGTCGCCTTTACGTCCTTGTTCCCATTCCCATACGCGCTGTCTGGTTGTGCCCAGAGCAAGGCACATCTTTTCAACAGTAGGCAATTCGCCCGTTTCTGCGACATGAGAAAAGAAGTTGTCGAGACGTTCTTCGCATTCTTCATCTGTTTCAATTGGTTTAGCTCCGCGCCAATAGACGACGTTCCGAATCATGTCCATCATTTCAGGTTTGGTAGCAGATGATGTATTTTCAACTGATGCAGATTTACTTCCGCGTTTTTTTACAGAACGGACGGTATCAATAATGTCCGTGACCTGTTCATCTGATAAGTCCGTTCCAATCGGTTTCATCTGTGCGTTCTCCTTTCGTTTCAATCGGGCACGTTTCAATCGAGCGCCCACGTTCTGCAGCCATCCTATCACATTTCGCACAAAAACGCCACTTTTAACGTGTCCGTCCTATAAGCGTCCGTTTCCACCCGTTTCAATCAATACGGGCTAATTTGCACCGTTTTGTGCCGTTCTGCGCGTTTCAATCCATAGTGTCATGTTTCGTTCTGTTTCTTCGCCATATATTTCTGATACTCCGCCTCGGTGTACAGGTGATCCGGCGGGTAATGGGTGTCAATCCAGAGTTCAAATCCGTGGCAGGCGGCGCGAATGGAGAACCAGCGATCCTCGCCGTGAAATGCGTTCTGGATGTTTGGGACGCGGGTGTAGTTAACGCCCGCTTCGAGGACCTTTCGTTTGACAAGCGTACATGCGCCGGTCATACCGCACTGATATACGCCGGGTGTTTCCCATTCGTGCGGGTTACGGGAATACTGATCGAACATCCAAGCGTTACACCAGCGGTAGCCGTTGGAGACGGAGAAGAACAGTTCCGAGATGATGTCCTTATCCGCTTCGAGCAGGGCGGTGAGGGTCATTGGATGCAGCACAAGATCGGTGTCAATCGAAAACCAGTAATCGTAACCCATGTCGAGCGCGTACTCGATGGTTTTGTTCCGGAGCATTTCCATTGCGGTCATATTGGAGGCAGTCCAGATGTGGTCATTGTGGGTTTTTGAGTATGCCTCGCCTGTATCGCAAACGACGTAATGATCAGACGGGTACAGGAATGGAATCAGTTCCGGGCAATCGTTGATAACGAAATAGGTATCGACCCGGTATCCGTCTGGAACGATCAGGCGGGAGATACTATCCCGATACTCGCGGAAGATTTTCTGTTCCTGTCGTGCGGGAGCGGTAATAAGCACTTTCTGCATGGGTTATATTTCTCCTTTCTTATGCTGATCTGACAGGCTGCCTTGGCGCATGTAGTTGTAATAATACATTGGCA